GCTGAGCAATGACCTTTCGGCGCTGCAGGGCTTTGTCGGCGGTTATATCGAAACGGTGAGCCTTGGACAGAACCTTGTGATGGTGTGCAACGAAGAAGGCAAGCTGATGGGTTTGCCCAGAAGCGGCTTCAGCTGGCAGGGTGACCCCATCGTAGGAAACTTTTTCGTGTGCGGCTGCGACTGGCAGACAGGAGAGCTGATAGGGCTCTGCGGCAAGAAGCGCAGCGAAATGGATTCAGAGGCCGTGGCCAAGTGGCTGGAGGTCTTCGCAATGTACGGCCTGCGGGAGGAACACGCATGAAGCGGGAAGAACGGGTACACAGCTGCCTTGGCTGCGTGCATCTGCAGCACCGCGGTCCGCAGGTGTGGTGCAGCTGGCAAAAGAAGGACTTTGCCAAGCTGGGCATTTTGGACCTGCTGCCGCTGCCCAACAGCTGTAAAGGCTATGAGCCCATGTCGAAGGAAGCAGTGCAGCAGCTGCGCATCTGAAGCCGGTGCTGCAAATGAGAATATTTCAAACGCTGCTGGCAGCGCTGTTCATGGCGCTGCCGCTTACAGGTGCCGGGGCTTGGATATGGCTGCGGTGCCGCGACAGAAAGGAGAAATGAGACCATGCTCAACGAGGTAGAGCAGCTGCAGATATGGGAACTGTTTGAAAGCACCGAGAGCGCCTCGGATACGGCGAAGCTGTATGCTGAGATCCGCGTGCTGCTGGATAACGTGATGGATGTCCGTATGGAAGAGCTTATCAGAGATTCGGTTGAGAACCGCCGCATCCTGCAGGCGATAAAGGAGAGCGAAGCTTGAGCGGGAAATGCTGCAGGCTCTGTCAATACTTTGTTGCGCTGGATAATCCGCCAAGACGGATTTGCGGTGAATTGGTGTGGGGCAGCTGCTTACGGGAAGCGGGCTGCCCTATCACCGTTTATCTGCCCGACAGCGGCTGTGTTCTGTTTAAAGAAAGGAGACGGTGCGAGATGGCCGTTTGCAATAAATGCGGTGCGCCGCTGGATTTTGTGAGAACCAAGAGAGGCAAGTATATGCCTTGCGATGTAGGTGGCTTTTTGTACACCCGTGATGACGTGGACGGAATCATCATTCTCGATGATCTGAGCGGCGAGCTGGTGCGCGGCGTGCCCGGGGCGGGTGAGCTTACCGGGCATATGCCTCACTTTATGAAATGCCGAAAGCGGCAGCCGAAGAAATAACGTCTGCTCTTATAAAAAGATACATATTGTATCAGCCCATAAAAAACAGCGGCTCGGGCGGCCGCTTTGGGCTTGTATAAGGGTATTAAATTAAGAACGAAGCCCAACGTAAAACAGACTCAAAAGGGGGTGCAGGGGGAAAAAGTATTTGTCCCCCTGCATGTATGGAAAGGGAGCGGGTCAGGATGAAGAACAGAACCTTTATGCGTGAGCAGAGGGTAATCTGCGGCGACAGCTACATGGAGGTGGACATCTACCAGGTAACTGAGCACGGCACCCGTCCGCGCCGCAGCAGGGAGCGCAAGCCCACCAGTGAAAAGCAGCAGCGGCTCAATGACAAGAATGCCCGCCGTTATCTGGTTCAGCTTGCCAACGCGAACTTCACCCGCAAGGATATACACCTCACCTGCACCTATGACGAACCCCACCGCCCGCAGGATGAGCAGGCAGCGGTCAGGGATTTGGATAATTTCCTGCGCCGTGTCCGCTACCGCCTTGCCAAGCAGGGTAAAGCACCGGCAAAGTACATCGCCGTCACCGAGGGCAGGCAGGCTGATGCGGCTTCAGGGCAGAAAGGCGTGCGCTGGCACCACCATATCATCATCAGCGCCGCGCTTTCCCGCGATGAGCTGGAGCAGCTGTGGAGCGTGGACGGGGAGATGCTGGGCAACTGCAATGCAGACCGCCTGAACATGAGCAATAACCTGCAGGATCTGTGCACCTACATACTGAAGAACCCCAACCGCCGCCGCAGATGGCGGCAGAGCAGGGGGCTGCGCATGCCTGAGCGCCGCCCGCCGAATGACAGCCGATGGACAGGCCGCAAGGTGGATGCGGTGGCGCGCAGCGGTCAGCTTTATGACAAGGACTATTGGGCAGCAAAGTTCCCCGGCTGGCGCTTGCTGCAGGCCAGCGCCGAGCAGCCCAACGAATACACCACCTGGCATTTCACACTGCGAATGCAGCGAGTAACCCAAAAGGAGCGAGAACATGGCAAAGAGTAGAGCGTGCAAGGCTTGCGGAAAAGAGTTCACCCCAAGCAAAACGAATATCCTGTACTGCAGCGATGTGTGCCGCAGCAACGGTGCGCGCATCGGCAGGCAGCGGCGAAAGAGCAAGCAGACGCCGCAGGGCGTAAGAAGCATTGCGGAGCTCACGATGCAGGCGGCAGCGCTCGGGCTGTCCTACGGACAGTATGTGGCGCAGCTCGCCGCCGAAAGGAGTGAAGATGGGGCTCATTGATTATCTCGATCGCAAGCGCGCCGCAGTGGCAGCGCTGCGTGACTATGAGGATATGCGCTGGAAGATGGAACGGGCGGGCTCGGTGATCGAGGCCGCCAATGACCGCATGACCTCCTTGCCGAGCATGAGCAGCGGCGTGAGTGTGCAGGGCGGCGAGAGCGGCAGGCAGGGGCTGCTGGACAGCCAGATAGACCGCAAGCGCGCTGCTGAGCATGGCCTGCGCTGCGCACAGGAGTATTTCCGTGAATTTATACCCGCGTGGGAACGGCTGACACCGCAGGAGCAGGCGCTTCTGCGGCTGCGTTACGTGGAGTATCCGCGGGACAGCCGCTGGGTGGATGTGGTGCGCAAGCGCTACAATATTGAGCGCAGCGAAGCATACCGCCGCAGCGACGAGGCGCTGGACCGGCTGGCCAAGCTGATGTTTTGGTAAAAGAAAAAGCCCCGCTCAGCGCGGGGCTTGCTTTTGTGGGGTTGTCAGCGGGCGCTCATGCCCAAGCGGGATTTCAGCGCTTCCTGCAGCACCGCAGAAACGTTGATGCCTGCGCGCTGCGCTTCATAGTCCAGCCATGCGGGCAGCGAAACGTTGCGGCGAACAGACTGCACAGCGTTTCGGCGGCGGTATTCGGTAAAGTCAATATCCACCATGGAGAGGATATCCTCGCTGCCGTGCTGCACGTCTGCGGGGGAGGAGGGCGCAGGCAGCGGCAGACCGTCATCCTCCATATCGATGCCCATAAGGCCGATTACATCGCGTGCCATAATGATGGCTTCGGCGAGTGTGGTGCCCTGGGTGTTGCAGTTAAAGTCGGGAACGTAAGCGACATATCCCTCGCTGGCGGGTGTAAAGATTACGGGATAAGCAGTTTTCATTTGGGTGCCTCCTATTTCAGGTCTCTGCGCTTGATGATAGCGCGTGCGAGCATTTCGTTGATTTCGGTGTGCCGCGGAATGGGCTCGCGCTCATTGCCTTTGGCATAGATGTCGTGACCGCCGCTGCTGCGTTTGAGCTGCCAGCCGTTTTTCAACAGCAGCTTGATCAGATCTTTTCGCTTCATTCTATGTACCTCACAAGGAAATTATACACACTCAGTGTGTATTCGTCAAGAGATGGGGATTTTTTGGGGACTGCGTGTGTTGACTCACTGTGCAAAAGCTGGGATAATTTTCTTGGAAATAAAAGACAGGCAGCCTGCAGATGCAGACTGCCTGCTTTTTGTTGCCGCACACAGTAGGGACCCTGCCTGCGGCTGTCTTCCGTCACAGCGGTGGTGTGGCCCGGCAAAAGATTTTGGTATTTGACACCGCCGAACAGCAGACTTAAAAACGAGCAAAGCTGCTCTGTGGCGTATTGTATCATCTGGAGCAGCTGTGCTCCAGCAAATATAGTGAGGGGTGGCAGCGCCGCTCCTTTTGTTTTTTCGGGGAATGGGACGGATATGCGGCAGAAAAAAGAGCCGAACAAAACAGAAGACAGACTCACCAACAGGCAGGAAGCCTTTGCCCAGGCATATGTCCGAACCCGCAGCCAGACGAAGGCATACCGTGAAGCCTATGATACCGCCAAGATGAAGCCCGAAACGGTGACCCGCAGGGCCTATGACGTTTTCCATAACGGCAAGGTAAAGGCAAGAATTGAGCAGCTGCAGAATATCGCGCGCGCAAATGAAGACGGCAGCGCAATCATGACGGCAAGGGAGCTGTATCAGCTGCTGGCAGACATCGCCCGCGGCGAGGCGGAAATTGACACAACGGATATGTTCGGCAACCCCAAGAAACGCCCGCCTACGGGCAACGAGCGGCTCAAGGCTATCGCTGAGCTGATCAAGCTGGGTGTTGCGGAGAAGGACGACAGAACGCTCGCTATTGTGTTTGGCAGCGAAGCGGGCAGTGAGGAGTGGGCAAAGTGATACTGCAGATAGAGGCGCCCAACCCCAAGCAGGAGCAGTTCTTTATGGCGCGGCAGCTGTTTGTGAACTACGGCGGAGCGCGCGGCGGCGGCAAGACCTGGGCTGTGAAAAACAAAGCCACCCTCATGGCACTGTACTACGGCGGCATCAAAATACTGGTGATGCGCCGCCGCTACAACGATCTTGTGGATATGTTCGTCCGTCCGCTGCGCACCCAGCTGCAGGGTGTGGCACGCTGGAAGGAAAAGGACAAGACGTTTGAGTTTCGCAACGGCAGCTTGATTCTGTTTGGATATTTGGACAGCGAGCGCGATATCGACCAGTACCAGGGCAAGGAATACGACATCGTGTTCATCGATGAGGCAACGCAGTTTTCCGAGCTTGAGTTTCAGGTGCTGTCCGCTTGCGTGCGCGGTGTGAACGATTTCCCCAAACGGATGTATCTCACCTGCAACCCGGGCGGCCGCGGCCATGCCTGGGTAAAGCGGCTTTTCATAGACAGGAAATACCGCGACAATGAAAACGCCGAGAACTACGCTTTCATCCCCGCCACCGTGGAGGACAACAAGGCGCTGGTTGAGAAAGATCCTAAGTATCTGCATCAGCTGGATCTGCTGCCCGAGAAGATGCGCCGCGCATGGCGCTACGGCGACTGGGATGTGCTGGGTGGCAGGTTCTTTTCCGAATTTGATGAGCAGCTGCATGTTGTGCAGCCGTTTGCCATTCCTGCATCGTGGACGCGCTATTTTGCAATGGACTACGGCATGGATATGCTTGCCGGATATTGGATTGCGATGGACGAAGCGGGCAACGCTTATGTTTACCGTGAGGTGTTCCGCCCCGGGTTGATCATCTCGCAGGCAGCGAGCCTCATTCAGCTGATGACCCGCGAGGAGGTGCAGCAGTATATTGCGCCGCCCGATATGTGGAACCGCAGACAGGAGAGCGGACAGAGCGTGGCGGAGATATTTGAAGAAAGCGGCATACCGCTCACCAAAGCGGGCAATGACCGCGTAATGGGGTGGTATGCGCTGCGTGAGTGGCTGACGCCCGTTCTTTGTGAAGACGGCAGCGAGCAGCCCAAGCTCAAGATTTTCAGCAGCTGCGAGAATCTGATCGAGAGCATGAAAAGCCTTGAGACCAGCAAGAGAGATCCTGATGACGCAGCCGGTGAGCCGCACGAATATACGCACGGCCCCGATGCGCTGCGCTATTTCGTGGCTTCGCGTCCCATGCCGATGCAGCTGCCGCAGGCCGCGGACGAGGGGCTCGGTATTGATGAACAGATATTCAGCTTGTGGGAGGATTTTTGAGAGATGGAAGTATTGTGCTTTGCAGCCGGTATGGTTGTGGGGCTGCTCGTAAACGGGCGCCGAGGCGAACCGTACGGGCCGCACAGACCCGCAGAGGAAGCGGGCGATAAAGTAGGTGACGATTATTTGCAGCGCGTGCAGCGGCAGCTGAGCGCCATGCAGAGATATGACGGAATGCCGCAGGAGGATGACTATGCAGAGTAAAGAGCTGCCGTCTGTGTTCAAAACCAAAACGCAGCCTTCGGAGATCTGGAGCGAGTATGAAGCTTGCATGCAGTATAACCGTCAGCTGGGCAGACACGGTCTCTATGAGCAGGTTAAGCTCAACGAGCGCATGGTAAGCGGCGACCAATGGTACGGCGTGAAGGCGCCCGACATTGACAAGCCCGTGCTGAATTTTCTGCGCCGTGCGGTGATGTACCTCATCAGCATGATCGCATCGGACAACATCGGTGTGAACGTGCAGCTTCAGGGGGATGACAGCCTGAACAAACGGGCTGTTGAAAAGTATCTCACGGAAGAGATGGATGCCATTATGGAGCAGACCTCGCTGCTTTCCAAGCTGCGCAGCTGCATCAGAGACGCAGCGGTGGACGGTGATGCCTGCCTTTATGCATATTGGAACGCAGATGAGGAGTGCATAGCAGTGGAGCTGTTGGCAAACACCAGCTGCCTGTTCGGCAATCCCATCATCCAAACGGTGCAGGAGCAGCCGTTTATCATCCTGGAACAGCACCGGGATGTCAGGGAGGTGCAGCTGCAGGCGTGGCGCGCAGGTGTGGAGGGGTGGCAGAGCATCTCCGCAGACGATGCGCAGTATAACCGCCAAAGCGATGCACCGCTCGGCAGCAGCACGGTAACGGTGCTCAAAAAGTTTTGGCGTGATGCGCGGACCGGCAACATCTGGTTTACCGAGTGCACCTCAAAGCTCACGCTGCGCGAGCCCACGGACACGGCGCTGTCGCGGTATCCCATTGCATGGATGAACTGGGAGCAGATAAAGGAAAGCTACCACGGAAATGCCGTGATCACCGGCTTGGTGCCCAATCAGATCGCAATCAACCGCCTGTGGGCAGGTGCCATCTGGCATGAGCGGATGCTGGCATTTCCAAAGGTGTTTTACGATGCAAAGCGCCTGCCGAAAGGCTGGAGCAACCGCCCGGGCGAGAGCATTGCAGTGCTCGGCGGTACCGGTGTGGATAATGTTGCAACCGCCTTTAAAGCTCCCGACATGAGCAGTGAGCTGAAAGACATTGTGGACCGCACCATAACCATGACACGCGATTTTATCGGCGTCAACGATGTGGTGCTTGGCAACATCCGTCCCGACAACACCTCCGCAATTGTAGCGGTGCAGCAGAGCACCGCAGCGCCGCTGCAGCTGCAGCGTATGGCGTTTTATCAGTTTGTGGAGGATATCATCCGTGTCTTTGCAAACCTCATCTTCGTCAACTACGGAAGCCGCCAGGTGCAGCTGAACGTTTCAGTCACCGACCCGATGACGGGTATGGACAGAAACGAGGAGCAGCTTGTGGATATCGAGTTCACTCCGCTGCTTTTCAGGGCGCTGCGGCTCAGGGTGGATATCGGTGAGGCTGCCTATTGGAGCGAGCTTATGCAGCTGCAGACAATGGACAATCTGTTCGCCAAGGGCCTTATCCCCGATGCTCTGCTTTATATCGAGAGCATCCCGGATAAGTATCTGCCCACAAAGAGCAAACTTGTGGAAGCGCTGCAGCAAAAGCTGAACCAGATGCAGGGTGAGGCTGTTGTACAGGGCGCGCAGGATATGGGAGGTATGCAGGGTGCTGTGCCCATTATGTAAAACCGCGCTCAGAGCGGGAGAGAGTAACAACGTGAAGCGGGACGGCAAGACGTTCCGCCGCATCCGTCTTTACTGCAAAAGCAAGGGCTGCCCGCGTAACAATGGGCAGCCCATTTCTGTGCAAGAGATTGAGATAAAGGAGGCCAACCAT